TCAATCACGACACCAAAGTTGCTCTGCGTGTTACCTACACCAAACCAAAATTGAACGTACCTTTGAGTTCCTGCCTTCAAATGCAAAACAGCGGTGTAATTTAGCCCCGCCGTGATAGATATGGTTGTCGTAGTATAAATCAGATGATAACCATTTGTCCCATTAGACGTGAACAAATCCGCAGTCGTAGTTCCATCTGGCGCAGTCGTCTGGTTTGCGGTGATCGTGCAGTTATTTTGCGCCCAGAAACCGTTATCAAACTGCTCCGAATACGTCAGCAGATTGTACCGCGCCGACAACGTGGGCCGCGCCGCGCTGGTGGATTGCGTGGCGTGGTTGCCTCGCCCGCTTTTATCCAAAATCTTTCCGACCGGGCTGTCGGCTGTGCCATTTCCCGGCGTATGCACCGCCGTGGTGCCAGCAGAATCCTCAAACATCGTCGTGAGGTCCGACGGATCGTACCACACGCCTTGCTCGCCTGCCGCAAACAAACTGGATGGCGAGAATGCTGCGGCACTATTGCCGGACACCAGCATGGACATGATGCTCATGTTTAGGTGAGTCCGCTGCCCGTTATCACAAACGTGTTGGACGCGACACACATCACCGTGGCAACGCCATAACCAGCCAAGGTACGATTGCCCGTGGTGCCCGCGCCACCAAGGTACATGGTAACCGACGTGCCTTGCGTGATGGTCTGGGAAGAAGCGGAATTGTTGAAGATCACCACAACCTGGCCGGCGGAAAAGATGCCAGAGTTAACGGTGACGCCACCAGTCGTGATGCTGATATGCTTGCCGTTATCGGTAACCGCCAGGGCATATGCGCTAGTCTGGCTATTCTGCGGGATGCTACGGACATTCCCGATCAGATCCGAAATGGCCCCGCCAGCGTTGATTGCCCCGGCAACGCCAACTCCACCATTGGCAACCAAAGATCCCGTCGTGCTGGACGTGGAAGTCGTGGTGGCAGCAACAGTCAATCCGGTTTCATCAATCGTTCCAATGGTAACCAATCCGCCTGCCGATGAACATGGGGAAAAAACAATCTTTGCCGGTACAGCCGTCCCAGCAGGAGATGATGCTACTTCCGAATAAATCGTAGCAGCTTCAATCCAACTGGTTCCGTTATCTCCATACCAACTTAAACGACCAAGATTGTCGCCAGTAACTACCGTGGTTTTTGTGCCAACCGCACCAGAACGCGATTTTGCCAAGGCCCACCTGGCTCCATTGGCATTGTTGGTATAGCGGGCAAGCAAACCAGAAGTGGCTCCGGTCGTGTTAAGAACCTGAAAATGGGTCGTAAACCCAATGTTTTCGGAAGTAGTTGAACCGCTGACAAAAGCGCCCGTGCCAGTAGGCAGCGAAATGACGTTGCCATTGGTCCCTTGATTAAGCGTCAAGGATGCACCGGAACTACCGCCATTGATGGCGAAATCAGTAGTCGTCTGAGCCGTGATGCTGTTGACGTTCGTGATCGTAGTCGGAAGTGATACGACCACCGCACCAGTAGTGGGGCTGACGGTGACTTGATTGGCAGTTCCAGTAACGGAATTAACAAAAGCGGAGCCAAGGATCTTGCGCGTGCCGTTGGTCGTTCCATCAATGGCGACATAGTCATCCGTGGCAACCGTGGTCGCCGTAGCGGTAAGGGCGTTGATGCGTGTGTCAGCCATGTTAGACGAAGATTAGCTTGTTAGCGGATTGATCCACGAAATAGGTTCCGTCATTGGTCACCAAATAATTGCCAACGGATGGCGCGGAAGTCGTGACGACGCTAATGACAGGCAAGGAACCCTTGATCACGGAAGCACCGTAAGTCGCAACGGCCATCTGATTACCCAAGACGTTGGCGGTGAATCCCAGCCGGTTCATGGCTTAAGAGGCACAACCGGCAAGGATGGGGCAATGACCTGCGCTCCAGATGACGCCTTGGCCATCTGGTTACGCAAGACATCGACTGAAGACCCCAACGCCATCGGAATCAGGTCTGGAACTCGCTGGCGTAGATGATTGAGTTCGTGGCCGTGGTGGCGACAAACTTGGCAGCAATGGCCGCAGCGGTACTCCAGGTATAAGCCTGACCAGAATACAGGATGTGCCCGTTGGTCGCGGAAGGCGTGGTGCCGTCAAACGTGCAGTAAGTATTGGCAGCTTGGATATCCAGCACCACGACATCCGTCCGGGCATTGAACGCCGAGAACGTACTGGTTGCAGCCGAAGTGACGGTGAGACGCTGGGCAGCAACCTGAGCCGAAGTGCCATCCGTGCGGCCGGCGGTGCTGTACGTCGGCTTCGGGAGAATGTTGTTAATGTTGTAGGGCATGGTGGTTAAATCGTGGCGCTACCAAGCGCGATTCTGACTCGTGGTGTGGGTGAAGACCTGAAGCTGGAACGTATCGGGCATCTGGCGCTCAATCCGGTCCCATTCCTCCAGCCGCTTCTGCTCCGCCATCTGATACGCCCCAGCCGCCTTGTCGGCCTGGCCATCCTGCGTCAGCCAATCGGCATACGTCTGCCAGACCAAAGGCTGGGAAATCATCTCAGGCACGGGCTGGATTTCCCAACTGGACGACGTGTTCTCGGGGGTTTGACCAGCGGTCGTGGCAACCACGCACTTGTAGTAGTCGCTCGTCCCAGCCCCCGATCCCGTCGTCTTCGTGTAGTAGATGTACTGGCCAGCTACGTAGGTCGCCGTGGCCGAGTATACGTCTCCCGAATAGTTGTATGGCGCCCTGCGATAGTAGATGAAGACGGGGTTGGCGGGGTTCGTGTTGTACGTGACGTACCCATTCGTCCCCATGAATCCACCAGCGGTGGAGATCATCTGGAACCCGTCCGAATTGACAATGTACCCCTGCGGACGCGGGTACGTGACCATGGCGGGATTGTCGATCCACGCCTGGAACATCACATCAATCGCCTTCTCGCCCGTCTGCTCCCACGGGATGGTAAACTGCTGAGGAGCGACGTTGGTCTGCTGAACCAGCAGCGCACCCCACAGGTAAACACCCTTGGTGGAGTCGCCCGCGTAGCTGGTGGTCGTGCCCGTGGTTGAAGTGGCGATGGACACCGACTGCGACGTGGCGCTAGCCCCCGACGTGTAGGTGATCGTGCAAAGGTAATACCCGTTGGGGCATTGCTGGATGTTGCTGGACGTAATGTTCGCAGCAGCTCCCGTGACCCCGTTTAGGATGTTAAAATACGAATAGTAGGTCGTCGTGCCGTCATTGGCAGCGAGGTAGATGTAGTTACGCGCATTCGGACGCGCATACACGCTCACCTGATACAGCGTGGACGGAAAACAGGTCAAGGACGCCGCCTGCACCTGGTGTACGCCATTGGCGGACGTTTCTAGAATCTTGCTGGCCGTCACCCGATTATCCGCCGGGTTGGCAATGGAGTTGGCGGTGACCGTGACGTTGCTGGCAGTCCAGACGCTCGTCTGGCTCATGTCATTTGGGTAAGTAATCAGGTCACCCGCAAACCGAGCCTCACCCCAAACGGTCAGATCCGGCCAATTACCCGCACCCCAGATCTGGCGGACATTGGCGTTCCAGAGATCGTTGATGCTCTGCGCTACCTCAGTCGTAAGCCTGCTCGTCGGAACTCCAATGAGTCCGCAGATGTTGGCAAGCGCCCGGGAGTATGGGATCGTCCTCAAGACTCCTTCTTCTTATCATACCAGGGTCCCGTCAACCCGTGTCGGGCGGGGTTGACCTTGGGGCGGTAGCCTTTGGCGCACATATGGGGATTGTCCTTAAGATACTCGGGCAGCCACTCATGCACGGCGTTGCCATGCTGCTGCTGCAAACGGAAGAACAGGCGGGGATTAATCCTAGCCGCCATCTGCCCCAGACCGTCGATCTGGGTGCTTCCCTGATTCACCATCACACGGGCCAGCATCTTCTGATTAAGGTCAGCTTTGACCTTCTCCTCGGGGATACGTCCCTCAATCTCACGCCAGAAGTGGCGGACGAACTCGGGGGGAACCGTTGGAATGATGCCCTGTTCAGCGATGGAATCAGAAGCCAGCATAAAGAAAGAAGGGGCAGAGCCTCGTTATGAGGATGCCCCTTGGGGATGGGTATTAACCCAGGCGCGGGTCGGTGCCCACGTCGATGATGTTCAGGTAGATGTCGAGATCACCAGCGGTCAGGGCGCTCGGGCTGCCGCCCGTGGCGTTCGTGAACACGGCAACCATGTTCTTGGTCGCCGTAGCCGTGCTGATCGTCGAGCTGTTCAGGCCACCAGCCAGCACACCGGCAGTCAGAACCGACTGCGAGGTGACGAAGGCGTTGGTGCTGGTCGTCGTGCCAACCACAACGGTGAACGCAGTCGTGCCCGCAAAGGCCGTCTTGATGTTCACCAAAGCGTTGTTGACGACATACTTGGCGGGAAGCGCACCGAGCGTCAGGGTCACGGTATCCGTCGCGCCGCTACCGTAAGCGACATCCGAATACTGGACGTTGAACTTGTGCGAATAGCCACGCGCCTGCTCTTCCAGCGAAAGGCTGTTAGTGCGGTTGCGGGCGATGGTCAGGGGAGTATCAGCCATGGTAAGTTCCTCCTTGTGTTAGTTGTTAGGACGACGCGGCGAACTTGCCGAGGCCGAGCGGGTTCTTCACCATCAGGGTGAGCGCCGCGAGGATGAACCCGCGACGACCGCCACCGAGGTCAGGAAGCTCGTTGGACTCGATGCCGAGCATATAGCCAATACCGACCAGCTCCGGGTCAATGACGTAGCCACGGGCCTTCTGCTGGTTGGTGGTAGCCGAAACATCAGCACCGTCGAGGATGCCGTTGAACAGGTCAGGGACGATGGTGACCGTGTGGAAGTCACCGACGTACACCGTCACGTCGAGGTCAACCTGATGCTCCGTGGCATCCTGGGTCACCATGTACGACTTGGCGGTGGTGGCACCTTCCTGACGCTGGAACTTCGAGATCGCCCGCTTGAGGGACGGACCCGCGAACAGCGTGTAGGTACGGCGACCGCCGACCTGCTGGAAGATCGACTGGAACACATCGTTGAACGCGGACTCACCAAGGGAGGCAGTCGCGGTCGTGTCGATGCTGGCCGAGGGGGTACGGAAGGCAGCGGGAACGTCCGAGCCGGGGCTCGTGTTGATCCACTTGCCGAGCGCACGCAGCTTGTAGGGGCTCGGGGGAGCTTCCTGCTGGCGGTCGTTGTCGGAGCCAATGCAGGCTTCGATGTCGCGCTTGATCTCGCGCATCGCCTTCATCTTGGCGTTGGCGACTTCGCTGGAAACACCAGCGACGTCAGACGCCTCCTGAAGACGGGAGACCATCCATTGCTCGCGGAACTGCTGGACGTAGTTACCGATACGAGCACGGTTGACGGCCTGATTCTGGAAGGCCAGGACGTCCTGACCTTCAAGGATGCCACCAAAGGAGGGGGCGGAAAGCGTATCCGCCTGCCATTCCTGGTAGGCATTGGTCATACGCTTGGTCTTGGCGAAGGTGGAAACCTTCGGGGTGTCCTCGGGAGCCAGGATCGTCAGGAAGTCCGTCAGATCCTCGCGGTCGCCGGCGACGTTGTAGGTAGTAGAGAGAGCCATGTTAGTTAACGATTAGTTTTAGCAAGTTCACGGGCCAAAAGGAACTGCGCTGCTTCATTTGCCGAGACGCCGCCTTTTTTGGACATCGCTGAACGCATCGCGTCAAGTTGGGTTGACGAACGAGTCGCCCCGCTTGCGCGGGACTCCGAACCACCGGAAGAAACAAGGGCTTGGGCCTGCGGGGGAGTCTTGGAAACAGGAACGGATTTGCCGCTCTTGCCTCGGGACTTCTCGCGGGCTTCCATCGCCTTCAATCCCTCAATCTGCACGCCGATGATCCAATCAGCTTGCGGCAGATTCTTGAGCCACGGCATAGCAATATAGGCTTGCTGGGCCATGACGTATTCAGGCGTAGACTTATCCTTCAAGAAGGGAAACTTCTCGTAGGCAGCCTGTGAAACCTGAAGTTTGGACTGAAGGAACTGGGCTCGGGCAGGAATGTCGTCCTCAAGGGTCTTCTCCGCGTTACGGAGAATTGTCTTAAGGGCATCCCGGTTGATGACCTGATTACCCATCTTAAAGGGTTCAAAGTCATCCCGATCCAACTGCTCCTGAGCAAATCGCTTGGCCTCCTTCGCTTGCTGCTGCAAAGCAACAAGGGACTGAGGATCTTCAATTTGCGCGAGGGGCACATTGGAGGGCAGCGGAGCGAGGGGAGCGGGCTGCGCGGCTGGCTGAGACTGCTGCTGGCTTTGGGCTTGCGCCATGGCCACCTTGATCTCGTTCAACTGCGCTTCCAACGCCTTACGCTTTGCCACCTCCTTGCCAATTCGCTTGTCGATCTTCTTCTGAAGCTCGGGGGTGATGTCTTGTGAAGGAACGTCGGCCTCACCGGAGTCCTCGGCTTGCGCTTCGGCTTGCGGCTCGGCTGCGGCAGATTCGGCGGGTGCCTCCTCTGGGGCGGAAGTGGAATTATCGGGTGAGTTCTGTTCCGCCACCGCTGCCTGGGCTTTAGCGTTTTCCGCCTCCATGTTGAGGAGACGTTGCGCGGCCTGTGCAACGGTCAGATTACCCTTTTTGGCATCGCTATGCGTTTCGGGCGCGGAGGGCGCTTCAACTGGCTGCGAAGTAGCTTGAACTGTATCGTTAGTCATGGGTTAGAGCCCCCAAGGGCTTATGGACAAGGCGGGTGCCTAGTAAAAGTAGCGGTGCTTATATCTTGCAGCCGAGTCAACATCTATTTTGAAATCTAATAGTGAACGTCTCCGACACGATGCGGAATATCCGGTACCTGCTCGAAAAGTATGTAAACGAGCAGGACGTTCAGCTTGCGCCACCCGCCTTGGAAAAGGACCGGGTGCGCGTGTATCCGCTGACCAAAGAAACGAAGGATGAAATCCTGCGTCTTAGTCAGACTGGGCTATCGCCCATCAAAATAGCTGAAACCATTGGACGGTCGGTGACCGCCGTCCGCAACGTGATCAAGATTTCTCGTCTGAACGCTCAACATTCCGCTGAACAAAGTCCTCGTAAAGACCAGCAATCGTCTCGTAAGCCCGGATTTCCCCGATTGCGGCAAGTGAAAGTCGCTCGTCTCGGGCCACAGTATCGTTGATCATGTCCAGGATGGCGTTTCGCTGAAGTTCGCGGACCTGATCAATGAATTCCTGAAAGGCGTCGTTGCCGACAAGACGGTACATGGACGCCTGGAGCTTCTCGCTCTTTTCCTTGGCCGTGAGCAGGGAGATACGCTTTTTCATTGATTGGGTTGAGGCATCGTCGCACCCAGACGCCCGGTCTGGGCATTCTGCTGCTGCTGCATCTGGAACTGATACTGCTTGGCGCGGGTATCAATGCGATCCTTAAACGCCTTGTCCTGCGCATACCTCTGCTGCACGTCGGGCTGCTGGAGGTACTGCTGGATGACCTGAAGGCCGATCTGCGGCGGGGTGCCAATCTTGATATCCTTCGGGATGCCGGCGAAAATCTGCGCAAGATCAGCGTGTTCGTCATTGACGACTTGCTGCTGGCCGGTTTTCGCGGGACGGATAATGCGTTCGGCAATGTTCGGGTCGATGGATGACACGAACGCTTGGAACAACGCACCCCAATCGCACACGCCCTCACGGTCGAGGGTTTGGGCACCTTGGATGATGGCGCTCCACTTTTCCGACATCTTCTTGAAGTCGGTGGACTGGACATCCCACGAGAGGTAGAAATCGAATTCCTCGTTGATATCGCCCTTCTCAAAGATGGACGCATCGGCGTCCTTGACGCCCATCACGCGGAACATGACCTCGTCCTTGCCGTATTGCTTGTACAGCTTCCAGACCTGGCGGAAGCTCTTGGCAAGGCAAGAAAGGAATTTGTCCGTCTCAAATTGGTTGTAGATCGGGTCAATGTTCGGATCGCCCTCGTTGGACGCGAAACCGTTGTACTCCTTGAACGACGCCATGAGGCGGTTCTCGGAGTTCTCGGTGTTCATGTCCGGGATCGGACGGTCGGCGTAGTGGTACTCGTTCGGACGACGCTCCGAGATAAGCGCACCCGGACCCCAACGGCCCGGAGGACGACCCTGCGGGTAACAAATTGGGGGAAGGATGCCGAGGGAGGCCGCGTCGATGCGGGAATCCTTGTGGGCCTTGATCTGGTCCTGCCACGGCTTGCCCGGCTCAGGAATGCCACGGGAATCGTGCAGCTTGCGGCTCAGATGCTCGCGGCGGTACAGGACAAACGGGTACTGGCCGTGCGCGTAGCCAAGCAGGCCGTGCTTGGCATAGCCCTCGTGCTTACTGGACGGCGGCAAGTGCGGATGGAATACGGTGCAATAAATGCCAGGCACGCCATCCTCATCGCTCAGGCGCTGATAGGCGTACACGACGCCGATCCGGTCGGTGAACCGCTGCTGGGTGTAAACAAACGACCGGCTGATGGGCTGAAGGTACTCGGACGGAGAAATGGTGATCAGGCGACCACGCTGGGTCTGAATCGCCGCTTCCACCCATTCCGCATCCCAGCCATCCGTCTCAACCATGGCCCGCAGTTTCTCAGCGGTAAAGTACTCGATGCGGTAGATGCCGGCGGCAATCTCCATGTCCGTCGAAAACGACGGGATGAAAACCTGTTCGTCCAGGTTGAACGCCCGCATGACGGGATAGCTGCGCTCCGGGCCTTCCATCGGCACGCTGGTCTCGCCCGTCTTTCGCAGTTCGCGAAGCATGGATGCCGCCTTCTGCTTCGTGCAGCCGTACTGCTCGCTAAAGATTGCCTTCAGGTCGTCAGCCGCCGCCTCGTCATTGATCAGTTGATTTATGTCGATCTGGGGAAACTGCGCCTGAAGGTCCGTCAACTTGACGTTGACCAGAATCTTTTCGCGGCGCTTCTCCCAGAACTGACCCATGACCGCGATGCCCTTTTCATTGAGGTAATTGGCAGCCAGCTCGATTTCCCGGTCAATCTCGGGAATCTGCGTCTGGATCAGCCAACGCATGAAGTTGCTGACCTGCGCGGCGCGGTTACTGTCGGTGCTTTCCACCGGCACGGCGGACAGGGTAGACCGCTTGAACGCCATGAGCTGCATGGCGACCTTCTTGTTGATGATATCATCGACCAAAAACACGCGAAGATCGGACGCGCCATCCCACGGGGTGGGGCTGGTCTTGCTGCCTTCGCGGGCGTGCTTCTTGCCGTCAGCTGACTGACCGTTCCAAATGGCGTAACGGGTCTCGTAGTTCAGCCGGCATTGGTCGATGTACGGCTGGTTGTCGCGGACGCAGTCCTCAAACGCCTTTTTCAGCAGGCCAAAGTTCGGACCCTCATTCTCGGCGGGAGCCAGTTGCAGGCCGGGATCTTGGGGCACCGAAATGGCGTTACTGTCGATGGAACTCATATGTTTCCCGCTAATCTACCATAAAAACGAAGCAAGCCATAACTAATACGACCAAGTCCGCCCTGATTGCGGTTGTTCGGTGGTTTCAATGTATCCGCAGTTCGATACGCACAAGTATCTTAGGCAATCAATGGGGTCCTTGGTTGCTTCGTCCTTACCGCCCTTGGCTGTGTACTCCTGCATGGCGTAGATGAGGTTGGAACAGCGGTCCGAGATGTACAACTTGGGGGAATTGAGTGCAGAAAGCGGCTTTTTCTCGTCATAAGCCAGCAAGCCGTTGATGAGTTGCAGTCCGTTCTCGATTTCCACGCCTGGAGCTGGGATAAACGTCATGCCGGCGTCATCCAATTCGGAAATTATGGTCGTGGCTCCGTCTGCGGACTGCCTTTCGGCTGCTCCGAGGCGGGGATCAATGAACCTTTCGTAGATTGGCTCGTCGTTCTCGCAGTTCTTGATGAGTTCGACGTAGTCGTTGATGCCTTTCTTTGATCCCTTTTGCGCTGGGCCCGCTTTTCCCTCAACCGTTGTGCCCGGGAGCGCCCAATCATCATAATCTGGCCACTCTCGGTAAACCCACCAACAGCCCGAGGCGTCAATGGCGACCCAAAGCATAAACCAGTTTTTGCTGCCCGCAGGGTCGATGACCATGAAGCGAGTAACTGGATACTCCGCATTGCCAATCCATGGCAGCTTGTCGTGAGGGACGACATTAACGTCCTTATTGAAGCCAGGAAAGACGCTCGTGATGGCCTTGGTTGGTACGCCGTAGGCGCGGGCGAGTACTTCATCCCGCCCACGTCCCACGATCTTGTGACGGAAATCGCGGGTGTCGATGAACTGATTGTCCTCGGTCCAGAAGTAGTGAATGATCGTGCCGGGGCGGGAAAGGGATTCCTGCATGACGGGCAGTTCCTTTCCAACAAGGGGAGCATATCTTTTTTTAAGGGTGCGTGTCTTGCCGAGGATGTCTTGGACAAGCGGGGTCCACCCGGTGAGGGTTGTGAAGGTGAGGATGATCCTTCCATGGTAGTCTGTGGTGCGGTATTGGAGTGTCTCGAATAGCTTTTGCGGGCACTCCTCATCCAGCCACAGCAGGTGGGCTTTAAAACCTTCCGCCACCTGGGCGTCAGCCTGATAGCTGCGGTAGTTGCCAAACTTGATGGAACCTCCACGGCGTGCTCCGGTAATTGGAGGCAGGATGGCGATGTTGTCGGTAAACCCGTTCTTCTGGGAAAATTGCAGGGAGTGATTGATGCCCTTTTTGACCGGCAGGTTCTTGATGCCGATGGGCAAGGCATCGTAGATCATGCGCTGCTGGTCCTCGATGCTGCGGTCCTCGTTGACGTGATAGGCGCGGACTTCCGCAGACGGAATGGTGCCGGCAGCCCAGACGCACAGCCGGCTGGCGATCATGGACTTTGACGAGCGGTTTCCGCCAAGGATGACGTGGTTCGTGTACTTCTTCCAATTGGTCATCACATCCCGCCAGGATGACAGGATCCAGCCGTTTCCGACCGGGTTATCCAATGCGGCAGCGTTCATTTGCTCACGGAACTGAACGTATTCGGCCAGTTTGTCCTTGGGCCATGTAGCCAACTGCTCCATGGGAAGGACGTCCACGTAGGGAATGCCGAAGTCAGGCTGGTAATCGTCGGCGTAATGTACGTCACCAAGCGGCATTATTTTGCCCTCCGCTTCTCGTCCTTCTCGATCAGCTCATAGGCGGCAAGGATCCGGTCCCAGCCGATCAGGGCTTGCCCGTCGATGTTGATGCCACGATTGGTCGCAGCCACGTAGAGCCGCGCATACTCGCGGGAATCCTCATCGTCGGGTTCCACCATCCATTCAGTCTCGGTCAATTCCGTGAGCATGGGACTGTGTTTGTCCCAGTTACGTTGTCATGCAATGTAAACATAAGTGGAATGACTTGGTATTAGAACGTCTAATACTGCACAATGTGCGCCCATACATGATTGCCCTGCGTGATTTCATGGGTCGTTCTGGAGAGACCATGCCAAACATTCGTCGCATCCTGATTGCCACGCCCCTCAAGGGGGACATTCCCAAGGCTTATTTTCAAACAAGCCTCCAACTGGCCACCGCCAATCTGGAAACCGTAAAGTTGGATTGGGTGCTGCTGGATGGTCCGGCCATCATGCAGGCCCGGAACGAGATCGTGGCCTACGCCCTTGAAAACAAGTTTGATGAGATCATCTGGTGGGACAAGGATGTGCTGGCGGACGTCGATGGACGTAATCAGACCGCTGCGGCCATCATTCGCCTGATCAAGCATGACGTGGATGTGGTGTGCGGAATCTACTCCACCCGCAGCCTGGAAACGCATTGGCACATGGAGATCATTGACGGCGAGAATCCCGACAAGGATGGCCTGCAAAAGGTCAAGCGGAGCGCCATTGGATTCAGCAAGATGAAGATGTCCGTTTTCAAGGCCATTCAGGCCAAGTTTCCGGACCGGCAGGCGGTGCTGGTGGACCCGCTCAAGGAACCCAAGACGGTCTTTGAGTTTTTCCCGATGGGTTTGCAAGGCCCGAATACCCCGGAAGGACGGCTGGAAAAGATCAAGGAAGAGATTGAACGCTGGCAGAACAAAGACATTACCAGCGAAGTGGCCATGAACCTCGTGGTCCGCAATGCCACCATCCGTTTTGACCAGCCCAGCTACTTTGCCTCCGAGGATTACTGGTTCTGCGACCTGCTGCGCGCTGCTGGAATTCCCATCCATATCGACACCCTGCTGGTCATGGGCCACCAAGGTAAGGCGGTATTCCCCATCACCACGCCCCGTTTGCTTCAAATTTTGTCGGAACCCTGGCGCAAGGATGAGTTGGCGGCGCTTAAAGCTAAGATCGCTGAAGCTGCCCGCAAATGAGCGTTTACAACCTGAAAACTGGGGAGCTGGAAAAGCTCCGTGAGCAGAATGCGGAGCTGAAACGGGTGTTGATGGCTGCGTTTGATCAGGCCATTGAGCACAAGGCCATCGCGGCCACCTTCAGGAAGGAACTCTACATCACGAAGCGGCAGTTGCGGCATTTGGAAGGCAAACAGAAGAAGCCGAAACGGGTTCAACCATGACGCTTGGCATAGCCGTTTTAATCACGGTTATGCTATGCGGAACTAAAGCTGACAAGCGTTCCACCCAACCCTTGTCCTTGCTGTAAGGCCAGATGACGCAATGATGCGGTTGATCGCTGGCGTGGAACTTTGATTGGATCTTGACGGTGGTCTTGTTTGCTTTGGCTTGAGCAATCAGGTTCAACAATTCCGATCCCGGCATATCCGTGCGGTTGATCAGCGTGTTGTCCTGTCGTTCAAAGGCCACGCACATGAACGTGTAGTCGTCATGCTTGAAATGATTCACGTCCACGTCGATGGAATGCGTGTGCTGCTTTAGCAGCGTGTTGTACCATTCTGCGTCCGTCTTGGTGTTCCAGAACGGATTAGGGGCGATCATTTTGTCCAGCGTGTACTTCTGCACGCGACGGCTGGGGAAATGAATGCCGGCGTAAAGCTCATACGTCCTCAAGGACCGTTCCTTGCCCATGCCGTATGGTCCCCAATTGATCTCCCCGTAGGCATGATTGTCCTGCTGGAAAAAGCATTTGTTCCGGTAAACCGAAAGCCGATTGCGCTCATCCCACGATTTCTTTTCGGCAACCGCTTCCTTGTTCTCGGACTTGTGGTCATCCCAATGACGCTTTGAACCCTTGCGGGTGTAGTAATGCCAAAGAATTATCTTGTGCGGGTGAAACAGGTCATAGCCATGCGTGAAGGCCCGCACGGTAATGTTGATCTCCTCACCCATGAAATAGTAGTATGGGTCGTGCGGCACTTCCCGGCAGAACACGCCCCAGGTGAAGCAAAAGCCTGCTGAGTAAAACCGGGTAGGCACAGGGGCCGTCAGGGTCTTCCAGTTTTCCAGTTCGGTGGGAAGCATTCCCAAAACGCCATCGTCATTGAATCCGTTGAAATTCACCTGCCACGGCACGTTGCTCCTGCCGGCGGGATCGTTTTCAGGGTCAAAGGACGGTGGGTAACACGTCAGGATGGGTTTACGATGTCCCATTGCCAGCAAGCGATGGAACATATCAATGACCAACTCATCCCAGTTTTCGGCAAAGCGGTGATGGGAGTCGATCTGAAGCGTGTAGGTTTCGTCGGTCCAATGGCGCTGGATCTGATTCCTTGCCCAGCAAGCGCCTTGGCTTTGCCGATGCGGGACATCAATGATCCGCAGGTTTGGAACGCTTTTAAGTTCGTCGATCTTCTCGGTCTCGTCGTGCTGCCAACAGATGCAGAAAACCAACCTTTCGGGAAACTTGGCTTTGGCGATGCAATCGAGGACCGTAGGGACAAGCTGAGGATCGCGGTAAGCCGCAATCTGGACAAATATCTTGTCGTTCATGCGAGGGTCATGGTCACGTCGTTGCCATTGTCTCGCGTGATGTAGCCCTGACCGGCGTAAAGCGTGACAACGTGATCAACCTTTGCCCGCTGCGTGAGGCAATTGCTCTCAAAGATGATGTTCCTCGGCCAAGCGCAGCAATTCTTCAGAATGTGCTGATGCAAGTGGGTGAGGATGTCCGCATCGCAGCCTTCCGTGTCCAGCTTGAGCAGGTTGACCTGCTGCACCTGATGCATGGTCCAAAGGTAGCCAATCGGGATTGAGGGAACCCGGCTGACCTTGACCAGATGTTGAATGGCCATGCCAAGATGCTGGGGATGCATCCGATTGATGCTGTTGCAACCCCTCAGCCAATCAGGCAGCTTGTGCTTCGCCAAAACCTCATCCGGAATCCAATAGGCAAAGACTTCCTCGCAGAGGTTGGCTGGGTTTACTGCCGCGCAGACTTTCCTGACCCGCGCTGGATTGGGCAACCTATCAAGGTAATGCCCCAGACATTCCACCGATAACCCTACCGTCTGATCATTGGCTTTTTGGATAAGCGTGTCAAAGTCGCTGGTGCCAATCTCGACAAAGTCGTAATTCATTCCGTGGAAGTCTGAACGGTATCCTTTTCCTCAGTCTCGCTAGAAATCTCAATCGGTGGTTGGCTGGCAGCTTCAATCGCTCCAGCCACCGGCTTGCCCATCAACTTGGCCAGTATGTCCTCCTTGGACATCTGGCCATAATTGTTTACCTGGATGTTCACGTTGGCGCTGCCAGCGGCATTGGCACTCATCAGCCGCTGCCGCTTGTCAATCGCCACACTCAGGTTGAACCCTAGGCTGTTCAAGGGGGTATCCTCAACGGTGTCCAGCATCCGGTCCACGATCTTGTCCGTGAGCAGTTCCAGCTTCTTGTTGAGCCTCTGGTTAAATTCTTCCACGGATAGCCCCACTATCTTTTGAAACAGCCGTTTGTCATCCGCTGATACATCGGACAGGTACGGGCTCTTACGCAAGCCCATACCTTGTCCCTGAAGCGTGGCCATTGCCAGCTTGTTGACCAAGGTCTGCGGAGTATATGTCCGCTTGTCCTTCCTGAGCTTTTTTTCCACGGCTACTACCCCCGGCTGGCCCATTCATACGCCTGCCGCCTAGCCTTCTCCAGGTAGTCCTCCGCCCCTTCCGTGGCCTGCTCCGCTGCCGTAGGCACAGTTACCGCCTCAGATTCTTCCTTGGTTTCCACCAAGTCTGAGTCAGCCACAGGTTCAATCACTTCCCGATCCGGCCTCGGAACAGCCTGCCCTTCAAAGCCAATAGGCTCCGCCACCTTCGGCTGCTCCTCCGCTGGCTGCTCAAACCGCCTGACCACTTCATACTCCGCATCCCGCCCATCCCCACTCACCCACACCAACCTCACCCCCACCCGCTCATTCATCACCAACCGCATCCCTGCTGTAGCCACCTTCGCCACCTTCCCCTCCCCAACCTCCACACTCACATAATGCTTGTTCCGCCCATACCCACACACCACCCCAACCTGAATCTTAGGCCAACCACCACTATGTGCTTGACAATGTCCCGCTTCATCCCCCCCATCCCCCCCGTTAGCCGAAGGCTGCCACAGGACGTCAGTAGACGTGCCTAATCCACCTTCTCCAACAGTCACATCCGACTGCAAAATTTGACCTATAGGGGCGGTATTATCCAAATTATTTCCGCCAGCCTGGAGCTTGACCCCCTCCCCCCCTATGGGGGAAGGAGCCGAAGGCTGTGCTAGGTCAACAGGGGCAGCGGAGCTGGTAACTGGCTGGTTACAAGTCGCCTGATTTGGAGGGAGCGAGGAGGGGGCGGGAACAATCCCTGCATGGGTTGGGGAGCCGTCGGCTTGCTCAACTTTGGGTTGCCGTGGGCGGTACTTGGTACCTTTTGCCGGCCCTGGTTTGGCCCTGCGTTTAACAGGTGAGCGGGGTGGGGCGGGCAAGGGAGCGGCGAGGAACGCGGGGAGGGCAGGGACGGTGGACATGGTGGGATTGCAAATAGGTGGTCATTAGGTGCGCTTGCAAGCCTATAAGTGGAGCTACTAGGTGGCTTGGCAGGTGGATTGGTACTTGTCAGGAGGAGGGAGCGGTGCAATAGTTGCGCTTGTCAGAGAGAGATAGGCAACCAACAACAACCAACCAACAGTCACTAATCCTCCCATGCACTACGTCACCACCGTTACCTATACCACCTACGTCGCCGCCCTTGGCCACGTTGAGAGCCGCCGCGCCTTTGTGCGGCGAAACCGCTACCTCACGGCCGTAGGCGCCGAGCGCCTAATCCGTCAGGGCAGCACGGAGCATCCCGCAGTGCCTAGCGCAATCGTCGTCCGCGTTGAGCGCGCCGTCCGCAACTGATCTATCCCATGAAAAACGACAACCTCAAAGAGGTCCTAGGCAGCATTGTAACGCTGATCGGCTTGGCCGTCATCGTTTGGCTCATGCTGTCCATGTAAGCATCCTTTAACCTAACCATGAAAATTACTATCTGTCACCCTAACGCCACCGTTGCCTTGGGCATCACACCCGCCGTTGAAACCTTCACCCTTACAGTCGCGGAGTTGCGCGTATGGAATTGCAGACACTACCGGTATGGCGGTATTTCGGCGAACGAAAATTGGAACGAAGCGCAAGGTTTGCCGTGTCCGGCGGCGCGTCGTTTCCTCAAAAAAGTGCACGAATCCGTATACGGCATTTGTTCTCCTTCCTCGCCTCTCAGCATGGCGGACGTCCGCCGGGCGCTTTCCTGATTCCCTCCAAACCAAAACTTTAAATCAGCTATCATGAGATACTTAACAACTGAAAACGCCAAAACTACTAAGGGAGAATCTCTTGGTTATTTGACCGCCATTCTGTATCTTGCGCCAAGCTATTTGAGTGGGCGCAACGTATGTTCTCATGCTTCAGTCGGCTGCATTAATTCGTGTCTCAATTTGGCCGGCATGGGCGCGTTTGGGAATGTTCAAGACGCGAGGGTGGCGAAGACAAAGGCTTTCTTTTCCAATCCAAAGGCTTTTGTAGAGCAGCTGGCCGAAGACATAGAAGCGGCGCTCCGGAAAGCGGAACGGGAAGGCTTGGAGCTTTGTGTCCGCCTGAATGGAACGTCCGATTTGCCTTGGGAAAACCTAGGCGGGGAAGTTGGCGTTTGCCTCATGCGTCGTTTCCCGGGAATCCGGTTTTATGACTATTCCAAAAATCCGGCACGCATTCGTGCCTTTCTCGCCGGTCGCCTTCCTACAAACTATTCGCTCACGTTCTCGCGTTCAGAGTGCAATGGCGAAACGGCCCTCGAATTGGCCAAAGCAGGCGCAAACGTGGCCGTCGTTTTCTCGTCTAAAAAAGGCGAAGAGTTGCCCGCGAAATGGGGCGGCCGCAAAGTTATTGACGGTGACACGCATGATTTGCGGTTTTTAGACGCTCGCGGTCGCGTCGTCGGTTTACGTGCCAAGGGGCCGGCCAAGCGCGACGAGTCTGGTTTCGTGGTTCATGTCGAAGCGGAGGTGTCCAAGTGATTATGAAAACCCAATTCAAATCCGCTTGGCGTCATTATCGGGAATACGGCTGGGTTTCGACGCGATTTCGTTACGGCACCGAAATGGCGGACACCTGCGCCAACGTCGCGCATAGTCTTAACGGTGACCCGTTTCCTTACGTTTTGTTACGGCGGCGGTTTGAAGCGTGGCGAGCCCGCAAATCCAACGCGATGTCCTAACCTAACCCACAACCCAACGGGGCCGGCGTAACAAGCCGGTCCTTTTGCTTTGCCCAGCTAACAGCGGGGTGTGCCTTGGCGTGCGTCAACGCGCCAACGCGCCACCGTGCCACCGTGCCAGCGCGCAAGCGTGCATCCGTGCGCCCAACTACGGTTCGTCGCACGCACGCTTCCACGCGGGGGCAAGGTCGCGTGGGCACTCTGTCAAGCTCGCGTAAATAGACGCAATTCCAGCAGAGGCAAAGGCCAGGATTCCAAGTTCCGTTTTGGGAACCCAATTTTACCCGGAAAATTCCACCGAAAAACCATTTCGTGCTCGCAAACCTTGCGCTCACCCGCTTTCTCCGCGTTCCGCTCCAGGCCAGAACATTAACCTTCCACCATGACAGACCAAAATACGACCAACCAAAAAACAGACGATGCTCGTTTGAGTTTACCCGTTCAAGAGTTGCCCGCAATGGCCCCGCAAACCCCATTTGCTTGCGTTTTACGGGGTTTCCGGGCTCGGTTAGGGTGGACGCAGGGGCAGGCCGCAGAATGGTTGGGAATGAGCCCCCGTGCTTACGAGTACTGGGAGTGCGGTCTCGCTCATCGTGTCCCCAATCGCGTCTCCCAGGCCGGGGCATGGTATCTCCTCACACAAGCCTGCGAAAAGGCAAAGGTTTAACCCATCTTCCACCATGAACACATACGACATGACCCCGACTGAACGCTTGGCGGCAAAAATTGCTGACCTTGAAGCTAAACTGCAACTAGCCGACGAACGAGCTTTCTACCTCGTCGCTCAGGTTGCCAAGTTAAACGCGGAATTAGGCCGGACTGATTACCGCACCACTTGCGGAAAGGACTTGCAACCTAACCTGACTTAACTACTCAGGAATCAGGATCCACCTTAAGGAACCCGCTGGCACTAGGGGAAAACCAACCGACGCCAGCGGGTTTTTCGTCAAATCTGATGCACCGTCACAAGCACGGAGGGTGAGACTGGCGTCACAGGGCTGGTCCCTGCCGCAATCGTGGTCAAACTGACCTGCGTGCTGGTGGCTGACCAGTACAGTTGCACATAGTCGCCGGTCGCGTATTTGCCTGGGAGATCGACGTAAAAGATCAGATTACCTGGTGTGCCACCATGCGAGTTTGGAATTGAGACCTTGCTTGCTGAATTGGCTATGTCCGTCCCGTTCTTGCGGAACCAGATGGTGGCATCGTGAATCTGGGTATTCGAGTTCGTGAATTGGATTGACGTGCAGACGTTGTACACGCCGAGCTGCAAGAACGTAATCTTGTTTCCCGCCACGATGCTCACCCCGTCGTTGTTCGGGTCGGACCCGTTTATGCCTATCACGTAGGCCGTGCTGGTCGAAGTGATCGTTTGGGTGGTCGTGTCGTAGAAGCCTCCCCAATAGCCAAAAACGCCCGTGTTTCCAGCGCCCACGCCCAGCGTGAGCGTCGTCGTGTCCGGCCCTTCCGTCTGGCTGAACTGCACCCCATGCCCTGGCACGATGTTCAAGGTGGACTGGGATTTCATCTGCGTCCCATCCAGTTGGATTTTCAGGATGTCCGCGATGCGGCTCAGGGACATAGTACGGAGGAAATTCATGGAAGGCTTATCGCGTTTTGGCTCGGGTAACCGTGAGGCACAGCTCACCCCTGACGGGGGCAAGCTGCAAGGCATAACGCGCCTTGGACGGGGTGTCGAGGACACATGAGGGAACGACTCGGGTGCGCCAACTGCACATCGTTTTACCTCGGCTCACTAGGTTTTGGCCTACGCTCTTATGCCAGCGGGTGATCGTTCTGGCTGCCGATATGGTGGCAGGGCTCCCGGTTAGGGTGGCCGCTCACCGCTCTTTCGGAATCCAGGAAAAGAGAAAGCCCGGGTACGTGGTAAGAGGCACGATCCCGGGCTTTCTTAGAACCTAACAGAAAGTCTGCGACCGCTGCTCTTACCCAGCGAACGACGGAAAAGATGAGTCCCAACTCACTACCTGCAAGCATTTTTGAAAGATTCTTCCATTTCGAGATTGCAAATTGCAAATGGAGTCCTATCACTCAACCACATCGGCAGATCTTCCACAGATCAACAACTGCCGGTAATCCAAAACATGAACCACTACTACGACAGGAATCGTCCCACGGACGAGCAGATTGACCGGGCCGTTGCCCGTTTGGGCCAGGCTTCGTCCCGAAACAGGCTGGAAAGCCTGCTTGAGGGATACAACGAATACGGCTACGCCAAGGCGCACGCCGTCGAATCCATCATCATGGAAAATCTCCGCAAGGGGATCGCCCGTGGGGCTGGCAACGCCGCCCGCCGTCGCATTGAACGCTTGGAGGACGAAGCTGAGGCCCGTGCCTACGAGCAGGAGCTTGCCGACCGTCAGCTTTCGCAGGCTGACCATGATCGGCTGGTCAAGGAATGGTTCTACAACGCCACCCACGAGGTCTAACCATGAAGTCCCTCAAAACTCGGTCCTTCGACCGCTACACCTACTCCGCGTACATGACGGCTTGGACGCTGTGCCGCGCTAGGAAGTCGCTGAGTGATCTCGGTGAGATCAACAGCTTTCAGAGAATCTGGATCGACACCGTCATTCGCCATAATCTTCGCATCGCCATCACCGCCCCCAAACTCAACAAAGCTGCTTAACATGAAACTCTACGACATTCTTTCTGAAATCGAAATCATCTTCGCCACCATCGAGGACATCCTCGCCAACCCAGAAGCCTCATTAGAGGCCAAGGAAGGCGCTTTAGCGGGCCTTCAGGCCCAGTTGGCGGAGCTGACCGTGGCCCGTGAAGAAAAGATGCTCTGGCTGGCAAAGAAGGTCTTGAACCTTGAAGCCGAGGCCGAGGCGGTCAAAGCCGAGAAGGCCAAGCTGGCTGCCCGCCAAGCCCGTCTGGAACGCCAGATCGAGGGCACCAAGGCTTTCATGACCTCGGCCCTGACGCCTGGCACCAAGCTCAAGGACGGTGCCGTCCAGATCGGCTGGCGCAAGTCAACCGGCGTCATCCTCAAGGGTGACGTCGATAAGCTGCCGGCCAAGTTCCAGCGTATCAAAATTGAGGCAGCCACCGCTTTGCTTAAGGATTGCCTCCAGAACGGAGACCCTGAAGCGTCCGAATATGCCGTCCTCGAAGAGCGGCAGAACATCCAGATCAAGTGACCTTTCGCCAGAGTAGTCATAGCCCCGTGGCGGCTTCCACACCGTCACGGGGCGCATGAACACTACTGGCACATCAACAACAACAACCCACCAGAAAGTCAAATGCCCATCACAGCATCAGTCGGAGGAGCCAAGAAGGAGCCGGTCCCAGCCGGCAGTCATCACGCCATTTGCTACGGAGTCGTGGCAGTCGGCACCCAGCCATCAATGATTGCCGAGTACAAGCCTCAGAAGAAGGTCATGCTTCTCTGGGAGCTTCCGCAGGAACGCGGGGACTTTGGCGATAAAGTCAACGTGCCGCGTGGCATTTCAAAACGCTACACACTCAGCATGAATCCCAAGGCCAGCCTGCGAAAGGATCTCGAATCCTGGCGCGGCAAGCCGTTCTCGGATGCGGATGCTGCGAAGTTTGATATCGGTGCGCTCATCGGAGCCAACCTGATGATCAACGTGGTCCACACCGAGAAGGGTGGAGCCACTTACGCCAACGTCGCTGCCCTCATGCCGCTTCCCAAGGGCATGAGCAAGATGACCAACGAAAACCCCAGCCTCTACTTCAACCTAGAGGAGGCGATCAACGATGCCTTCGTTGGGGGCCACAAGGACATTGAGTTTCCCGCCACCATGTCGCCGTGGCTGGTCGAGGACTGCAAGAAGTCCGGGGAGTACATTTCGTTCCTCGGCAAGGTGAACAGCAAGCCTATCGCACCGGCTCCTGCGCCTAAGCAGGCCAGTTTGGAGACGGAGGAAGTCCCCTTCTAACCCTTAATCGCACATGAACACTACCACTTCCACACAGGTAGAAATTGGCGAATGGCTCAAAAAGCAGGGAATGGATCAGGCATGGGAGAACAGCCTTTCCGATTGGAAGGAACTGTTTGGCGACATGGCTGACACCATTGCCGACGTCCAAGGCAGCGTGACTGCCGAGGAGGTTGTTGTCCGCATCGGCTTCCCGCCAGGCAGTCGCAACGTGATCGGTGCCGCCATGAGCCGCTGGGCTCGGAAGCGTCGTTGCATCCCCACATATGAGAAATCCCTTCGGGCATCCCGCCATGCCGCCATCATCACCCGCTGGCATCTTCCCCAATGAGCAAGTACACCAAATACGACACGCAAGCCTACGGAGGCAAATCTCCGAGGAAGCCGTCCGAGTCCAAGAAGTTCAAGCGTCCGCGCCAGTTCCATGATGAGTTTGTGGCGGGTCGCAGCCTTGATGACGCCTACGACGCTTTTTTGGAGAAGGAGAGGAAAGGGAAGGCCAAATGAACTATGCTCACATCACCATGGCTGTGGCGGCTGGCTTTCTTGTTGGGATGCTCTTTGTGCTCTGGGTCTGGAAAGTCCCACCTGGAGACGATGATTGACCACCAGCGGCTGATCCGAGCCATCGCTGCCGTCGAAGGCCAACCCTGGGACAGCCCCGGCGGTGGCCTTCAGTACACCAAGGCAACTTGGTACGACTACACCCGTATTCCGTACCATAAGGCCAAGGACAAAGCCGCAGCAACCACCGTAGCTCTGCGTATCCTTGAGGATGCCATGTCCCGCCTGACGAAGGCAGGAGCAGAGCCCACCGTTTACCTTTTAGCCCTCCGCTGGCGTTACGGCTATGCCGGCATGATCCAGCGGAAACATACCACGGACAACGATTATGCAGTCCGCGTCCAGAATCTCTACCTAGACCCTAGTTTCGCATGAAAGACCGAAAGTCATACTACATCGAGTACAACAAGAAGAACGCTGAGAAGCGTCGTGCCTACGTTAAGAAGTGGAAGGAGGAGAATCCCGACTACCACAACGAGTACATGAGGAAGTACCGGGAGAAGAACCGGGAGCAGCTCCGCGAGTACACGAAGCAATGGCGGTTGCTGAATAAGGACAAGGTGAACGCCTACCAGTCCAACTGGCGGGCCAAGAAAAAGGCTGCCAATCCTGAGAAGCCTGCTGCCATGAAGAAGACCCGTTTGGTCAAGGCCACCGCTGAAATCAAAGTGGAGCGCGAAAGCTACTGGGCGCAGATCAAAGCCAAGTTCATGGGTTATCGGGCTGCGCTGAAAGGAGGGGATGCCGCATGAGTGTAAATCTGGATCCACGACCTGGTGACCCGTTCCCTGTGACCACGCATCTACTTCAGAAGATTACGGAGCTGGAGCGCGAAAACGCCGCGCTACGAAAGGATAAAAAGCGGTTAGATTGGTTAGATAATTATGGGTACGAATACGAAGGACTTTTGGAACGAGGTTGGGGCATCGCGCTGCCGCTTGGACAAAAAAACAATACTCGGGACATTCGC